CTTCAGGGATGAGATTGCCGTTACCGCGCCCTATAAAGGAAACCGCACTGGTAACAAAAAACCGATCCACTATGATGCGTTGCGTAAATACTTGGCATGGTCTTGGGACGCAACAATCTGGGGAGGCTTTGAAGCAGATGATGCTGTTGCTATTGAGGCTACGGAGAAGGGTGATAAGTCAGTCATCGTATCGCTGGATAAAGATCTTGACCAGGTTGTAGGTTGGCACTACAACTTTGTTAGGCGTCTCCTATATTATGTTGACCAAGAGACTGCAGATTTTAACTTCTATAAACAATTCTTAACAGGTGACCGTGTAGACAACATCCAAGGTGTATACGGTATCGGAGAGAAAAAAGCCGCAGCCTTACTTGAAGGTAAATCTGTTGGGGAGATGTGGGAAATTATTGTTGATAAGTTAGGGTATGATCGAGCAATCGAGAATGGTCATTTGTTGTATATGCTCCGATCTGTCGGGGATTCATTTAAACCCCCGGTAGCAGATGAAAGCACAGTCAGCAAAAGCTAAAGGCCGTAAATTACAGCAGACAGTCCGTGACGGTATTCTGGAGCGTTTCCCAGCGCTTGAGCCCGACGATGTTCGCAGCACGGGCATGGGACAATCTGGAGAGGATGTCCAGTTGTCTCCCGCAGCCCGACGAGTCTTCCCATACTCTGTCGAGTGTAAGAACCTTGCAAAGATTGCGGTGTATAACTACTACAATCAGTGCATTACAAACTGTGGTGATTCTGAGCCCTTAGTGGTCATCAAGCAAAACAGATCAAAACCGTTAGCGGTTGTTGACCTGGAACATTTCCTAAATTTAGTGAGGGACAAAAATGGATAGTTTTACTGGTATTAATGATTTGCGTATTAATCAGGACCCTGAGACGTTCTATATGCGATTTAAGATCACAGCACATGGGCATACTATCTCAGTAGAATCAGAGTATGACATGGAGGTGCAATGGCACGAGATCTTAGATGATATTGTAAAGGCTTTAGAGTCCTCTTATGGTTATAGTTTCGATCTACCAAATGATTTAGGTATTTATTATAAAGGTAAGGAAGACTCATGAGTGATTTAACTGAACAAGCTGCACGGCTAAGACAGATTGGAGGAGCTCATTACACTTCAAAATTGGTGCAGCCTTGGGATGCTATGGAAGCGTGGATGTCTGAAGAACAGTTCAAAGGTTATCTCAAAGGGAACATCATCAAGTACATAGCAAGATGTGATGACAAAGGAGGTAAAGTTGATATGGAAAAAGCTCAACATTACCTTGACAAGCTTCTAGAATTCTATTAAAATAGTAGGTTCGTGTCTTGATTACGCTACAAGAACTTAAAGATAAACTGGCACAGTTGGATGAGGTGACCTTACTAGAAACTCTAGAGGTCACTTCAGCCGATCTTGTAAACCGTTTTACGGATTACATCGAAACCAATTATGAATACCTTTCTGGAGAATTCGATGAACAAACACCTTGGGATAACGATTGATTATGACAGAGATGATCGCCTCAGCAACCAAGCTATTACGCTTATGCGTGATTACTATATGCTCGACAATGAAGAGAGTCCTCAGCAAGCTTTCGCTCGTGCGGCAGTGGCTTACTGCCAAGATGATATGGAACTGGCACAACGTATTTATGACTATGCCTCAAAAGGTTGGTTTATGTTTGCGTCACCTGTCCTCAGCAATGCCCCGGAACCGAACGGAAAAATACGTGGCTTGCCTATTAGCTGTTTCCTTACTTACGTGGGCGACAATCTTAATTCTCTTATTGAACATAATGGTGAAGTAGCATGGCTTTCCGTAAAGGGCGGCGGTGTGGGTGGGCACTGGTCAGACGTGAGAGGGATCAGCGACAAAGCCCCAGGCCCGATACCGTTCATGAAGGTAGTAGACAGTCAGATGACAGCGTACAAGCAGGGGAAGACTCGGAAGGGCTCTTACGCAGCCTACCTGGACGTAAGCCATCCTGATATCGAAGAATTTATTAGTTTTAAAGTCCCTACAGGTGGGGATATTAATCGCAAGTGTTTTAACTTGTTTAATGCAGTAAACATCACAGACGCTTTTATGGAGGCGGTAATCAATGACGACGAATGGAACCTTATCGACCCAAATGACGGAGTTGTTAGAGATACAGTCAAGGCTCGCAGACTTTGGCAACGAATACTTGAAGCTCGCTTCAGAACTGGCAGTCCTTACCTTAACTTTATCGACACAGCCAGACGAAGTTTACCAGAAGCTCAGAGACAACTTGGACTCACAATTATGGGCTCTAACCTCTGTAACGAAATCCATCTCGCAACAAATGAAGAGCGCACAGCCGTCTGCTGCCTTTCAAGCGTCAACCTCGAATCTTATGACGAATGGCGAGCAAGCGGCATGGTTGGAGACCTTATCAGATTCTTGGACAACGTGCTTCAATACTTTATTGACCACGCACCAGAAGAACTTTCAAAAGCTGTCTACTCAGCTTATAGAGAACGCTCAGTCGGTCTCGGAGCAATGGGCTTCCACGGCTACCTCCAAAGCAAAGGCATAGCGTGGGAGTCTTGGCAGGCTGCTAGTGAGAACTATCAGATGTTCAAAGAGATTAAGGAGCAAGCTACCGATGCCACGTATCAACTTGCAACAGAACGTGGTGAATGTCCTGACGGTGCTGGTACAGGTGTGCGGAACATGCATCTTTTGGCTGTCGCTCCTAACGCTAACAGTAGCCTCCTATGCGGTTGCTCTGCCTCTATTGAGCCTCGTATTTCTAATTGCTATGTGCATCGGACTAGGGCAGGAGCTCACACGGTTCGTAATCCATACCTGGAGAAACTCCTAGATGAGAAAGGACAAAACACTAAGAAGGTCTGGCAGAGCATACTTGAGAATGAAGGCTCTGTTCAGCACTTGGAGTTCCTCAACGGAGATGAAAAAGATACGTTTAAGACGGCGTTTGAACTTGATCAGACGTGGGTTGTGGAACACTCCGCAAAAAGACAAGAGTTTATATGCCAAGGTCAAAGCGTCAACGTATTCTTCCCATCTGGGACAGACAAGGCTATTGTCAATCAGGTACACCTCAAGGCGTGGAAGGAAGGGCTCAAGGGCTTATATTATCTAAGAACTACAGCGGGTGTTACGGCTGAGAAAGTAGGCACTAAGGTAGATCGTAATGCGCTGAAGGACTTTGAAGACGATGAGGAATGTATATCATGTCAGGGGTAAGTAATCTTTTAGAACGACTTGAACTGATCAAAGACTTAGACCCGTTCACCGAACGGTTATTAAACGATTGTTATAATACAATTACAGAGCTATCAAACAAACTAAACACATTGGAAAGTAAAAAGAATGGCAAAACTAGAACTCGTTAAACATCGATTACAAATTCTAAAAGATGTTGACCCTTTTAACAAACAACTATTAAACGATTGTCTAAAAACTATTAAAGAATTGGAGAAAGAAATTGAGTCTCTTAGAAAGCAACTTAACATACAAACCGTTTAGTTATCCATGGGCGGTTAATTATGCTACTGATCATGAACGTATTCACTGGATTGAGGACGAGTTAGAATTACAGACAGATATTAATCATTGGAAGTCTGACAAATTAACAAAGTCCGAGAAGCATCATATAACGCAGATTCTTCGTCTTTTTACTCAAACTGACGTAGCTGTGGGCACGAATTATCTTGAGTTTTACATTCCTAAATTTAAGAACAATGAGATTCGTGCGATGCTTACTGCTTTTGCGTCTAGGGAGTTTATTCATCAACGTGCCTATGCCCTTCTCAATGATACATTAGGATTACCAGAAGAGGAGTTCAGCACATTTCTTGAATACAAGCAGATGGCTGAGAAAGTCGAGTTTATGAGCAACATTGACGTTCATTCTCATACCGGAACAGCGATGGCAATAGCCAGGTCTGTACTGAACGAAGGGATGTCACTGTTTAGTGCTTTTGCAATGCTGTTGAACTATCAACGTTACGGTAAGATGCCTGGTATGTGTACCGTAGTGGAATGGTCTGTACGAGATGAATCACAACATGCTGAAGGAATGGCAAAACTCTTTAGAGCCTTCTGTGAAGAACACTCACGAGTTGTTAATGATGATTTTAAGAAAGATATTTATGAGATGTTCCGCACTGCTGTAAAGCTTGAAGACAAGGTTATTGAGCTTGCATATGAGATGGGGGATTTAGAAGGTCTCTCGGCGGCAGACGTCAAGCAGTATATCCGCTATCTCGCTGATCGAAGACTATTGCAGCTTGGTCTCAAACCGAACTGGAAGGTTAAGGACAACCCTTTACCGTGGATGGAAGAATTGCTCGGAGGTAGTTCTATTTCTAATTTCTTTGAGAAACGTGTAACAGACTATAACGCTCATGGCCTAGAAGGAGATGATTGGGGATGGTAGCAGCTAGATTTCATCACGTATTTGGATTGTCTGCAGAGACGGTACAGTCCCAGCCGGTACTTGGCTGGGGCGAAGGGGAAGCACTTGACGAAGCCCAGGTGTACTTCTTTGATGGCTTTATTATTAACATACCGTTCCTCAAGATCATGATAGGCGAAGTCTTCGATGTCTTTGAATGAACAAAAAAGGCTACACAACTATGTAGCCTCTAGAGTTTCTCCAGTGCCCCGCTAGTCGGGGCTTTTTTATAACCCAGCTTCTTGTCTCAAAGCTTCTTCTTGAGTCATAACCTGCTGTGGTGGTATCTGTGGATTTACCGGACGTCCTGTGTTTTGTGGAGCCGGTTGACGTAATGCATTACCTAAACTCTCACGATCTGTTGCGTCTAATTCTTCAAAGATCTTACCAATCGCACTAACCACAAACTCTGGTTTGAGATCTGGATTAGTACGAATTTGTTTATCTAGTTGAAGAAGACGTGCGACCGCTTTGCGGTTTGTAGCAACACGTCCTAGAACTTCCGGAATTGCGAAAACTGCAGCCGCGCCCGCAACACCGGACAAAGCACCTGCACCAATTACAGCACCACCAGTTACAATACCGGCTTCTCGACTACGTAAGGCAAGTCCAAAGATTCCTGTATTTCTACCTGGCTTCGATTCTGCAATAGCGTTGAGTAAAGATTTAAACTGCGGATAGTCATCACCAAGTACAACCTGAAGCCGTTTAACTTCAGACTTTCCAGGTCCCGACAGTCTATTAACTTTTGCGGCAATCTTATAAATATCTCCAGGTTCCGCAATGTCCTTAAAGAATTCAGCCAAGTAGGATTGCCGAATGATCTTTTTTGCATCGCTTGCAGATTTTACACCCTTTAATTTTGTCTTGTTTTTACGCATCTGAGCAAAGGCGACATCCATACTTTTCATCATCTGCTTGACTTTAACAGCCGATGTAGGTTGTACCAAAAGCTTACCAATACGTTCATAGTCACCGATCTTGGCCCCTTTGACAATATTAGTATTGATTTCAGGTAACAATCCTTGCATGTTATCAGCGTACATTTTATTTATTGCTGCATACTCTATCCCGACTAAGCCTTCACCGGCGGCGCCACCCGGACCACGAGTCTTTAAAGTATTAGAGATTGCATCACCAACTTTTTTGTTTAGTTGCATAAGTTGGTGCTCTACTGTGCTGTTAAATTTAGCACCACCAACCTGACCAGATTCCCTAATCATACGTGTTATGACTTTCTGAGCCTCGATCATATCCTTAACAGTCATGGTTCGACCGGCAAACATTTTTTTAATCTCATTCAACTCAGAGATAGTTTCTTTACTGAGTGTCGTACCAAATGAGGTTGCATAATCTTTTTCAAATGCCTCAATAGCTTCATTGATTCCTTTGTTTCTTACCGACTTGCTTCCATGTTTTGCAATTAATTCGTCTAATCCCTGCCCATAGATATCCATCGTCGCTTTACGACCGGCATCAATGATATCAAAAACGTTCTTACCAACTTCATCAACGCTCTGAGCAAAATTAGGATTTAACCCATCAATCTGGCGTTGCATCTCATCCTTTAATATTTCAGCGTTACGATTAACACGCTTAGTGGTGCGAGCACCGGATAAGATACCTTCATCACCGACTTGCTCTGCAATGCGCCGCAGTCCTGTCGCACCGGCTTGTTGTGCGGATAAGCCACCACCGGCTTGTGCAAGCATTTGTTCTGTTTGCTGTAAAGACTCTGTAGATCCTACATCAAATGTTCTTGCTTGAGATGGGTCAAACTTTGTAATAATGTCTTGTGGGCCAACTCCAACCAACTTAGCAAGTGGTCTAATGACTTTACCAAGCCCAAGTGTTGCAATATCAAATGTTGCACCGATTGTTGTAGACTCTGTAGCTCTGTCGAGATCTATCTCACCACCGGCAATAACATCCTCAGCCACTTCACCACCAAATGTACCAGCGGCACCTCCAATAATACCACCAACAACGGTACCTACTGGGCCGGCAATCGCGGTACCTGCAGCCGCTCCTGCAAGAGCTCCACCAAGACCTGTACCAACATCCAAGAAGTCTAATGCACCTCGTTCACCTGCTTTTGTAGCAAAGTCTGATTCTTTTGCGAGACCTGAGGCAATAGCCTTCTTTTGAATTTCTTCTTTAGAAGTTCCTTCTGGTATCCCTTGAATTACTGTGCCATTCGGTAAACGAACATTCATTCCATACTGCTCCAATTAACTACCGCACCTGCACCAGAACTAGGCTGTCCTGCTTGAGCCGGTGTTGTTACTTGTCCGCCAACAAAACGAAGTCCTTGCTGTTGGAACAACGCATCTAAATCAATTGTTTGATAGTATTCTTGCCAAGCGGGGATTAAGTTAGCAGCATTACCTGCATTAGCACCAAGATATTGAGCCCTAAACTTATGAAACTCTGCTGCTAGCACGTTAGCCTTTGCTAGACCGTCCAAGAAGCTTGCAATGTATTCAGGATCAGCAGTTTCTTTAGGATACGGACCTAACGCAACTTCAACGTCTTTATCCGATGCCGCACCTGGTGGGAGGTTTTGTAGTCCTTCCGTCGCTCTCAGTTTCGCATAATCTTTGCGGAGCAAGGTTACATCATCTTGATCGCCTACAAAGTCCTTCCAAGATTCTCCTAATGCTGCTCGGAAGCCTGCAGCCATACTGCCCCGCTCTGATCTAAATCGTGCGGCAATCTCTGCAGCCTTTGATGCACTTCCAAACGCTTCACTATACGCAGTGTTGGCTTTATTAATTTCTTTCTCGGCGGTGACTGAGAGACCGGCATTTTTTGCAAGCTTAGACTGAATGTTTGCCTCGTCCAATTGAGCCTTTTTAGCAAGTTCTAACGCTTGAGCACCTGCTTTAGTTAATCCCTCGTTAATAAGACGTTGAGCCAACCGAGTGTAATACTCCGATTGATTATTAACATCAAATGGGACGCTTTCACGAATTTCTTCGATCTTTTGAGCTTCTCCAACGTTACCTGATGAAAGTCCAAAGGCCCCACCGACTGCACCGGCAAGATCAGATGTTGCCATATACATTTGCTGTGCAATTGGGTCAGTATACATTTGTGCTTCTTTCATTAATTGAGCACGTTCGTAGTCTCTGACGTCGCCAGGTGTGGTAAATAATCCTAGAATTTCTGATTGTTTCATAATAATACTTACCTTATGGACTTAGAGGGTAGAACGATTCAGTTGATGTAGGTAACCCGATAGGATTTAACGGTCCCGTATTAAACTGTAGTGGCCTATAATTTGGAGCGGCAAAACTTTGTTGATAAGTTGGAGCGGCAAAACTTTGTTGATAAGAAAGTGGAAACACAGGTGAATCATAGAATCTGAATCCAGTATCTTGATACGCATTCTCACCAGATTGATCTAACTGATCAAAATCAAAGTTTGCAAGGCGGTTACTTAGACCACCATACATCGCCATATTAAGCAGTGCTTGTTGATTTGCTCCTAGCTGTTGTGTCTGAGCCGCTCCCATCATACCTCTAGATAGGGCTCCGCCGGCAGTCTGTGCTGCTGTACGCTCACCTCTAGCAAGAGCGGAACCGATATCTAACGCACCTGCACCTAGAGCTTCAATACCTTGCGCTTGTGCCAAAGCAGACTGATAAGGCGCTAACGCTCGGCCTAGAGTATCAAATTGATAACCTTGTGCTGTTCCAAACAATCCACCGGCTCGACGCAATCCAAGATCGATATCTGACTGAGCGCGATCAAAGGACTCTGCCGCAATAGCCTTATTGATTTGCTCTTGCTCTTGTGCTCGAGCGGCTGCGATTGGACTGACAGCCATACCACCACCGATATCTGCCCCCATTCCAGTCAAACCTTTAGCGGCTAAGTTTGCATACATGCGTTCTTCACCGATTGCTCTACCAGGCGCTAACAACTCTTGCATCAGTGCTGTACGCTTTGCGGCGGCTTGTGTTGGATCAAGGTCGATGCCACTTAGAACTTGCTCACCCATGCCGGAATAACGGTCTCCGATGCCTCTATAGTAATCAACGTCTGTTAGAGCCTGACTGAGAGCTCCAGGCAACAAGCCCATCAATTGTTCACGTTGTTGTAAGAGGTCAGGACGTAGATCGTATCCTGCTTCGACTAGGTAGCCATCTGGTCCCATAACATAACGAGTAGAACTAAGCCCTGTGGTGATTCCGACAGGACGGAAACGTGATGCTTCAGCTTGAATCTCTGCAGCCCTAATTTGTGCATCGGCGCTTTGTTGTCTTGCACGACGAGTCGCACTAGCAGCCTGTTGCGCTCCTATGAATTTAAGACCGGCACTGCCTAATGCGGCTGATACTGGATCAGGCATTGTTAAACTCCTTCAAGTATACCTCTAAAGGCTCTCCATACATCTTAGCAACATACGAGGATGCCTTAGATGCCACATCAAAGCCATGAACAATGTTCACAACCATTAAAACTAAATCGTAATACGCAGCTCTCCAGACATAAGAGACTGCGTTGTGTTCTTGTTTTTCTTCCATCTGATTAGCACCACACCATTTTAAAACTAACGATGCCATCAATGGTGTCAACCAGTGTCTGTACTCAGCGTAGAACGGATTATTAGGAAGTTCTACTAAGATTGTATAAATTGCTTGTTGTTTTTGTTGTTGGTCCACTTCATCATTATCGTACCAATCGTCTAAGCCCTGTAGAGCATCCCAGACATTAAGCAACCATTGTTGAGGAACTTCTGGGAGTTGTAGATTTGTGAAGTGTTGTACTAATTCGTTTTTCATAGGTTAGGTTCTAAAAAGGAGTGTTTATATCACTTCCTGTTGGGGAAACATTTCGACCTAATGATGATCGTCTATCATTGAAAAATCTTATCGCTCCATCAAGAGTATCGCCAACGCCTCTAACGGTTCCAACAATCGGTGCAACTCTACTTAGCAAATCAAAAAATTCTTGATTGGTAAACATTGCATTACCTGTCGGATTCTTAACGTCTGGAGTTCCACCAGTTAGTTGACTTTGCCTGAAAGGATTATACAGGATAGGTTGTTGCATAAACGGACTAAACATTCCTGCATATGGGTTCATATCGGCAGGATTATAATCAGACGGTAATACGCGAGAAACTGGTTCGCCAAATAATACAGGTGGTATACGAGGCCGTACAGCGTATCCATTCGTTGGTGTAAACATCTGAGAACCCATTGGGATATAGGGAGTCCCTGTACCGTACCCACCGACCGGTACAAGCGTTTGATTCATTGGACGACGAAACGGAGAAAACATACCTTGATTGAATGCTGATGGATTCATAGAGCGTATCATTTTACTATCCTAAATCTTAATACACGCAAGTAATGCGACGTTCGTTGGACGGGTTTCAGTCTCTGCGGTTGTAACCGCTCCAGTTTTGAAGTCATTAATTTCATCAACCAAAAAATTCATTGCTGTGGTTTCGTTACTATTATCAACACCACCACCCGCAACTCCGGTTTCGGCTGAGCCACCAGACATCCCTAGATACTTATAATAACCTGCGTAGAAATCGGATTCACCTTCGTTACTAAACCCATTAGCGGTTTGATTATTCTTAGCCATCAAGTGGTTGTGCTCAGTAACAGCGTCTTCTTGTCCGCTCCCAAAAACACGGCTGGCGTCTTTACCGGAAGCTGTGCTGTTGTAACCACGAATAAACTGACCTACAAGGTTTGGAAGGTTAAACGTCGATGATCCATCACCAGAGCCAAAAGTTGTACCAATCGCTGTAAACAAATCTGCGTAGGTTGATCGGCTCACCGCTGAACCATCACACACAAGATATCCTGTGGGGGCTGATGTCATAGCAAAGTGAAATACCGCTCCCGAAGGGACAGCAGCGGGTAGCGCTGTCGTATCTGCTTTAGTGGCTACAGCCGTTGATATTGCATTAAACTCTGCATCAATCTCTGATCCCTTTACCTTTTTATTAGCGTCACCAGGCGACAAAGAATCTTTAGCTGCAAAGTTTGTAATCTTTGTGTAATTTGTCATGATACAAGCTTCCCTTGTTTAGCAAAGATATCCATTTTTTGAATTGAAATAGCCCCGCCATTGATGTCAATCTCAATACCGATCTGTAAAACAGCCCCTCGACCACCGGTGTGCAGTGATAAATTTCCTAGAATTAAACCAGATGA